AGGGCTAGGACGTTAAAAAATAAGCAGTTAGTGACAAATGATGAGAAAGGAAATTTGATCCTTTGTGATGGCAATGTCCCCACGTTGGAAAGCATGGCGATTGATTGGGAAGGTCTTTCTGCTGTTGGGCCTGTAAAAGAAGAAACAGAAATAGTTGCTCCTACTCCAAATATAAAAACACCAAAAACAGAAACAAAAAAAGAAGAAAATAATCAAAAAACAGAAAGTCTTGCCAAAGGTTTAGAGCTTCCAAAAGTTGATTTGTCAGGAATAAAAACAGATCAAAATATTGACTTGCCTTGCCCCAGACCCGGCTCGCCTCCGCCCGGAGCTACAGGCAAATTTTCAACTAAGGTCGTTTTACGCTATGAAAAAAATGGTGATTTATGTAAAACCATTTATCAAGATAGGGCGTTGTTTGATGTCATTAATTCATACACGCCGCCACCAAGCACCCTTGTAAACACGTCAACAATTGCTATCACTTCAGTTATTGGAGTAACTGTTATTGGGCAACCATTAGCCAAGTTTGTTCAAAAGCAGCTAAAAGGAAAAGTCAAAAGCTTTTCTAAAAAACTAACTAAAAAATTGCTTGCTATTCGGAAGAAGAATCCTCCTGTAAAGAGCCTCGCTGAAAGGCGAAAGGATCAGCGTCAGAACCGCTTGAAGTAGATTCTGTTTTAATACTATGAGTGTGATTTATTAACTGATTGGGAGGCGTAATTAGGGTCACATCCTCGCAGACAACAAATGAAGGCGAATTAGGTAAAAATGATACTCCCAGTTTTAATTGCTCGGCACAAATTTTTAAACGGCTTAAAGCATAGTCTAGTTTTCTAGCTTTGTATGCTTGATCTAAATATTTAACCCTGCTAGTTTGTGCGGCCACGCAGTTATTAGTCATGCGGCGATCTAACGGCACAGCTATCGTGGCAGTTATGCCATAATTGAAGCTTAAGTTATTCTTTGCTTGACCAGTCCTGATGGGCTTTGTGTATAAAACTCCACCCGGATTTGACAAGTTTCCATCTGCATCTGTGCTGTCGTCATAGACATTTTCAAGGTAAGTTGGCTCGAATGGATCTTTCCAAGTATTGACTTTTGAGATGAAAGGATTAATAGTTAAAGTCGTTCCACTGCAACGGATTCCATCGCCTAATTCTTGATACATAAAGCTCCCCGATTGAACCTGAATACCTTGATTAATAACTGAGCCTTGGGATGTTGCAGATGGAGAGGCTATAGTCGTTGAGTTTGCAAATACTGGCTGACTAAATATTACTGAGTAAACACAGATACCGATTCGACTAAGGCTTCTGTAGTTGTTGTTCTGTTTATTGTGGTTACATTTGACAAGCCCGGATTTGCTAGCGTTTCTGTGAATGAAAAAGCGTTGCCAGCAGTTTTTATTCCCCAGTCGGGTTTGTTCGCTGGAGTTATATCTACTGATGTCCATGTGAAGGTGATGTCATCAACGGTTTGCGGTGTATTTAATAAAGCGTTAGGTGAAATAACATTTGTTCCAATTGGCTCGATATTGTGACCTGAGACAACATATTCATAGCCTGATCGATAATCTACTGACGTTATAGATTCTGTTACCACAGTTTTAGTTTCTTGCCGAGAATTGAGAGTTCCTGTAGAAAACGTAGGCACAACGGGAACAGCAGAAACGCCAGTTCCAGCAAAGGATATAAGCAATAATAACTTATATATTTTACCCATTAAATATCATTTAACGTTTATTTCTGAGCTAGATTGTGAAGTCGCAGTAGTACCCGCCCCTCCAGCAGTTATAGAAATTACACCAGAAGTCAGGACAGAACCTGCAAGATTTCCAGCGACTCCGCCCGAAGTTACTACGGTATTACCGAAGGCTGGCATGTCAGCAACAACTCCTCCAGAAACGTCAACACCGCTTCCAATCGCAGGAATCGCATCTCCCTGAATATACGATTCCTCGAAACTGAACGCCGACCCGACAGTATTTACCTCCATGACACCAACGTCAAGAATCGCTGCGGCTGTAGCAGTTGGGGCGGTCAACTTGCCGAAATGCTCGCCAGTCGTGACCTTCATGTTGTTTCCTGACACAGCGTAAGTCGATGGAACTCTGATTGCTTGAACTGCTGCTCCGTCAACCTTGAGGCTTGCTGATGCAGTGTGCTTTATATTTATGTCTGCGTTAGCAGGTGCAGCCAGTAAAAGGAAAAGAAGAAATCGTTTCATAATTAGTCAGGCAGCAAGTAAAGCGTTTCGCTGATTTTCTTTGCTGTTACATTAGCTATTTTATCTACTGGCCCCTGTTCGTAAGTAACAACTAGAACACCCCAAGCATCTTCTTTACCTGTGATGGGACAGCTTTGCGAGATAAAAGTTCTATTAGGAAGTTGGGTGCATTGAGCTAAAACAAAATGTCCTATTACTTCTTCATCTCCCGGCATCCAATAACCCGTTGGAATAGGGTCTATTGACGTTCTAGGAAAATTAGCAATAGGAATAATATTTCTAGCGTCAGGCCAGTCGTATAACCAGACAGATTTTATATCCCTGTTCTTGGTAAGGATGCCACTTAAAAGAGCTTCTACCTTTAACTTCTTACTTGGATCTTCTTCAAATAAAACGCTAATTTCTTTGTCGCCTCCATCATCAACAATCTTTGAATCTGTATAAGCTTTAAAGCCAATTAAACCTATAGCCGAGATAGCAGAAAGCCCGACTATCTTCATTAAAAACTTACTCCAGTTTTGCTCTGGGGAAATAATGTTTTTAACGGTTTCTATTGCTGCCTTCATAAGTAAGCCTTACTGATTTGAGCAAGTAAGCCTAACAAGGCTAAACCTGCACTAACAACTGCGGCAGCTTGGAATACTCGTTTCTCTAAAAGTCTGACCCTATCTTCTAAGTCTCCTATTTTTTCCTCTGCCCTCTTCAATTTCATCTCTTGGCAGACAATTCTGGTTTCTTGTCTTGCATCGATAGAAAGATCTTCACTCATCATGTCAACCTCCCACTCTGAGGATCAATAGTTCTGTTTGTTAATGGATCAGTTTTTTTAACAACTTCTGCTCCTGTAATCTTCAAAGGTGTCTCCACTCTAATGGTTTGAACTCCTGCACTATTTGAAGAGATCATTTTCTCTATATCCTCCTTGCTGACTCCGTTTCCGCCTTTTTTAGAAGCGGCCTGAACGCCAAAAGTTGTGAGGGTTGATGTAAAAATACTGGCAATAAAAGTTGGATCAAATGTTTGTTTTTTGAATCCGGGTAAATCCACGTACGCCAAAGTTAGACAAAAACCAGACCACACAACAATGCCCAAACGCACTGCTACACCTATGATTTGGATCTGTTCTTCTTTATCAGGAGTAATTTCTTGAAGTTTATTTAGTACCCCTTTTTTGTCTTTTTCTTTGTTGTCGGTGTCTTGGGTTTTGACTTTTTCTTTGGCATCCATAGAAAAACGAGTAAACATGTCTACATTAGACACAAATGGTTAAAAAGTAATGAAATTCCTAAGCCAAGAGCAGAAAGAGACTATTTCTAAAAGTTATGGAATAAGCGTTGAATCTATAAATAAGAGAATTGAATTATGGAGCATTATTAACGATCCAGATGTTTCTAAGCCAGATCTAATAGCCGCACAAAAAGCATTTATTAAGATACAGCAGGAAACTTGGCCTAACGTAAATGAATGAAATCTATGCTGCTTTAATTGGTGCAATGGTAAGTGCTTTGCTTATGGTGCTTGCTAACAGGTCATCAAAAAGACAATCTGATATTCGTGAGATATTCCACCGACTCAATGCAATAGAAAAAGAACAAGCCCGTCAAGAACCTGACAGGCAAAGAAACTGGCGTAATCGGTAAAACTTAGCTACTTTTTAATTGGGTCTTGATTGATCTGCTTCTAGGAAAATTGGAATGTTTAATCCCGTTTCACCCATGACGGGATTTTTTTTACATTAGCTGCAAAAGCTTTTTCAATTCTGTCTTCCAGTTCAAGTCTTTTACTGATCGCAAACAAACCTGTATAAACTCCGTGGAATTTATGCGTTTTCTTTTGTCTTCCGTCCAAAAGATACCAACGATCCATATCTTTCATCCGTTGTCTATCTTCTTGGAGCCATTCAGGTCGATACATGAGTATTAATAAATTAGTTGATTGGTTAATAGTTGAACCCTCTATGGAGCAGGAGTTAAAACTCGAACTACAAGAGAGGGCTATTTTACTTTCTGACGATCACCAAGAGACAGCAAATTTATGTGCTTCTTTATGGAGGCAGAATTGGTATAAAGACGAAGTATTAAAAAATTGTCTTGGAAGAATTGGAGAGTTAGAAGGGAAGTTGGTTCACATGGAAATGCAAAAATCTAACTCTTGTTGGCAGCGTTTACTTAAAAAGGTATTTCCTCGGAAGAAATCGTTTTCCTTATCTCCTGATCTCGACGCTGTGCTTCAGTCTTTTGTGGATTAATGTTTCCAAAAGATCCATATTGACCTTCTTTACCTTTTCCGTTAATCCAAACAACATCAACTTCTACTTCTGCTTTTTTGTCGTGATCCCAAACCTTGCCAGTTGAAATTTTTCCTTCTTCATCAAGCAAACTCATTAAGTAATTGCAAAAAGGAGTAATTGATTCTGTAGGGATTTGAAGCCCTAACTGACTAGGCCAATCGCCTTCTGTGTCATATTTGTTTTCTCCTACTGACCACCTAATTGGATGCGGAAGTGCAGCATCGAATTTGAACTCGTTTCTTGGCATTTTTTTGATTTAGTAAAGTGCGGGTTTTTAGTTGATGAAGAACTTGCTGTGCAGCATGTTCGGCTGCTTCTGGTGTCATCATTTTTTGCTAGCTTGCTAAAGCTTGCTGTAAGAATTGACCATGTGTAGCAAGTGTTATGTGTTGTGAAGAAAAGGCTGCTGCTTTTATCTTGAAACGATCTTTAAAGTCATCAATAATTTGATTAGCTTTTGTTTCGTCTTTTAATTTTAATTGTCTTAACTTTGCAGAAACTTCTTCCCTAACTGCTGGATGAATAAAATTATTTTTTATTTCTTCTACTTTTTTAACTTGTGAATCTGGTCTGGTTGGTGTTCTGCTGATGCCTGTTTTCTTTGGTGGTGGCTCTTTTACATCGCCTAACTCTGTATCAGTTTCGGTATTAGTATCCATGTCTGGTTCAATACCAAGCAACATTTTTATTGCATAACGTCTTCCGTAGGTCAGTCCGCCACCCCATGCAAATTGTGGTTTTGCTCCCATGTTTTCAGGTAGGAAAAGAGGCATTTCGCTTTTAATCTCTTCTCCAGATTCAACATGGATTAAACGTGTAACAAGCAAAGTTTGTCCGTGGTCGTTATACCCTTGAGGCTGAATAAGAATCAGACCATTAGCATGTAAAACAGGTTGAATTGATGAAATTAAATTTTCTAATGAGCAATATTTATATTGAAATTTACCCATCCCTGCTGTCTTGTCTTTTTTAATATCAGGGAGTTGTTTTTGAAAATTTAGAAGTGACTCATATAGAGTCTTGTTTTTCTGTGCCATGTGTGGTTGAAGTGAACTATTTAATCTTAATAAGCTAAATACTTATTGTCAATAAGATAAAGCAAAAGGTGTTATAAAAATGTTTGCTCCCAATAGTTCGTCTTCCTTTGCATATTTTTTTATGGCCTTTAATGATACCACTAAACTGTCATCCTTAATAACAGTTCCTCCTGCTTTAGCTGATAATCCATCTAAAGTTGATCTGCATAATTTATCAATATCACCCGTTGCTGAACTTGTTACAAACTCTGGTGCTTTTTGTTTTAATTTGTTTGCATTTTTTCCTGTTCCAAAATGACTCTTTGGTCTAGCAAATAAAAATATAATTTCTATTTCTACAGCTCTTCCAATTACTGATCCTTCATAATGATCTATGGCAGCAGCTCGGACATCTTGCCGCCACGGTTTAACTTTCTTGCTGTTCTCAATCATAATTCCATGACCAATATGTCTCTTGCTACCTTGTGGAGCTGGAACACCTCGAACAGGAATAAAAATTTTATCCATTAAAAAACTTCAACCTTTTCTTCAAAAGTTTCCCAAGCTTCCTTCCATTTCAATCGACAAGTTAAAGGGTCTTGCTCTTCTCCAAAAACACATTTTCCCGGCCTTGCCCAAACTGTTCTGCAACTATCAACCACAATTCCATGATGGTTTGCAAGTGCGTCAACGTAACTTCCTAATTGAGCATCTGTTGAATAGGGTCTAGCGTTTTTCTTTGATTGCGTTTTTAAATCAATTAAAACTAGCTTTTGCAATTTGTGGTCATAACCCAAAAGATCAAACTGACCGCCAACTGATTTTTCTAAATCTGCGAGCATATATTCAACTGCAAGCGGTTCAAAGTTCAGCCAATATTCATTTTCTAAAAGTGGTTTTACCCAGTCTTCATAATCTCCTGCGTCTGGGTTTTGTTCACCCAACATTCTTTGCTGTAAACACCAATGAACTTTTTCTCCTCTTGGCTGCCAGATGTGCCTATATCTTTCAATGTTTGCTAAAGCTTCTGGACTTTTTTGACTTGCAATTTGTGTTGTAGAAAATGCCAACCATTCGCCTGTTGGTTCCCAACAATATTGGTGGCGTTCTTCATCCCGATACATGGGAAGTGGTTTTAGGTTTAAATGACTCCAAGCAGGATTGCGGTACAAGCTCGGATTGTTTCCTAGTTCTTGATATTTCATTATTTAAAACCTTCTACGTTGGGTCTGTTAATTGTCTTTTTTATTTTTGGTTTTGGGTTAGGTCTTCCCCAACCTGAAAAAGGCACTTGACCTTGACCTTTTAAATTTTGATTTTTTGGTAGTTTCATTTTTTAAAAAGATTAAATTGGTTGTTTTTGTCTGTTCTTAATTGCCATTGATGTTCCCTTTTTCCATATCGGCCCATAACCTTCTTATCTGTTTTTTCAAGATCGCCTTGGTTTGTCATATCCGTTAAAGCTCTTCTAATTGAAGTAATTGGATAAGCGTCATTAAGCATTTCGCAAATAACAGAAGCACTTAATGGGTTTCCTTGATCGTGAAAGCACAAAAGTATTTTCTTCTCTTGTGTTTTAGCTTTTGCATGAGATTCAGCAAGTTCTGAACCTGTTTCTTCTGTGGTGTTGTAATAGCTCATTTTTTAATGAAAGGTTGGTTTCTGTTTTTGCTTTGTACAGTTTGTTTTTTTCTGCTTTTTTTTGGATTTAAAACGCCGTGGTTTATTTTTTGACTTGTTAAATGAAATCCGTTTCCTCTTGGACACTTGTACACATAGAGATGTGCTGTTGCTTCTATTTTTCCTGTTTTAACTTTTTCTGCTGCTTTTTCTTTTGCAGCTCCGTCTGTTGGATAAATATCTTTTTTGCATTTGTAGCAAAAAGTTGGTGGTTTTTTAAAAGGATCATTTCTCTTCATGTTGGAAAATCCTTTGGGTCTATAACTTCTACTGATTCAGTAGGTGGTGTTGCTTCTCTAGCAAGGTTCTTAAATCTGATACCTTCGTAGCCTCTGGGGAAGATGGCAAGGTTTGAATTTGCATCGTCAATACATCTTTGAGCACCCGGACTTGGTTTATCTAAATCTGCCAATGTCCATAGAGGTCTTTCAGGATTAGAAGGATTAGGCGATGTAAGACCCCTTTTAAGTAGCTTGATCGTTGATGCCTTGTTATATAGCGGTTCCATTATTCAAAGCCTCTGGACGCTGTAAAGACTCTCTGAGCTGGATGCCCTGATGTTGGTTCAGGATTCCATGAAGTCGTTTTAGCTTTTGCAAAAGTTTCGTAATTTTGCAACGTAATACTTTGCCACTCATTCGCAATTGCCAAAGTGATTTGATCTTTTACAGCATCTTCACCATATTTCTTTTTTATGCCTATCAAACCTTTTTCACCCATCAACAAATTAAAAGCTGCTTCTGTCTTTTTCCCTTTCTTTGAGTGCCAAAAATCAACGATCAAGCTAGAGGCAGATTCAAGTTCAAAAGGGATTAGGTCAGCACTAAACTTAAACCTCTTTTTTTTCAAATTTTCTTTTTCTTTATTTATACTATTAGGTACTCTATTAGTATTAGATAAAATACCTCCCTCTTTTTTTGTTTCTCTCTCTCTTCCGTTCGGTATTTTAAGGGTATCACATGCGTCAACCCCATTTTTCCTGTTTTCAAGGATCATGTTTATATGAGCAGTCATAGATCTGCTTTTGGGCTTTTCGGCGTTTAAGTAGTGATAGTTTTCTGGGTAGATTCTTATACTGTTTGTGGTCATTGTGTACTAGATCTGTGGTTGATTTGTGTAAGAAACGTACTAATTATGCTACATGTAGTTTTAATGTCAATAGGATTAACTGATAAAAAAGTTATTTGGTCTTTTCAGGAGTTTGCAACAATGTGTATAATTAGCTTGACCTGAAGCTCAGAGGCATTTGCCAATGACCACTAGGACGCAACAAATAAAAAAAGACCTCCAATGTTATGGAGTTGACCCATACGAAATTGCAGCAGAAGCAATTGATAGGGGTGATCGTTTAGCCCTTCAAGTAAAACGATTAGAAGCAGTAATTAATCAGGCTTCTTCTAACGCTTGATCTATTAAGCTCCTGACAATTTCGCTATTGCTTACACCAGCAGCTACAGCTAATTGATTAACTTTGTTTTTTATTTCTGGGGTGACGCTGGTTTGTAGGATTTCGCTCCAGAGTTCAGACCCTCTTGCTTTGTTTGGCATAATTAGTTCCTGTTAATCTTAATAATATAATAAAAAACCTGAAAAGCTATTGCCTCTCAGGTTTAAATTTTGTTTAGTAGTTCAATCCTACTGTGTGCTTTGTGCAGCTCCAGACAAGACCTTCTTTTTTTGCATCTGCAATAAGTTGGTTCTTTTCGTCTTCTGAGTAAGCATGTTCATCCCATTTGTTAGTTGTGATGAACCAGTAGTAACTTGGATTTTCTTCCGCATATTTTTCCTCTTGTGCTTGGATGTCAAGTTGTTCGAGGTGGCGGTTTAAATCTGCTTCAACTGGGCAAGACATGTGGTTGATGTGTAACTGTTTTAATCTTAATAACATTAGTGCATAATGTCAATAAGATTAATTGATTATTACAAGGCAAAAAAAAGACCCTTTCGGGTCTGTTTTCTTTTGGTTTACCTCATATAGAGCCAGCCGCCACTCCAACTTAAATTGTCAGGATTTAAAACGAACTCTCTGCTTTTTCGATTTCTCAAGTCATATCTAACGTGCTTTGCTGGTCCTCTCCAGCCTGCTGGTTTGTAGATTTGACCTGTTTGCTTGTCAACAAAAGCATGAACGCTTCCATCTCTGTACTCATTAATGTCGTTGTAAGTATCAAATTCTTGAGTAATAATTTTTAGATACTTTTTGCCGTGCTGAATACGAAACCTCATTAACTTAGCTGTGCCTTCATTCATTTCTTTAATTTGCTTTTTAGCGAAAATACCATCAGCAAAAGTTGGGTCTTGAGTCATTGCTCTGTAGTGATAACGCTTGTAGTTTTCTGCAAGTGCTTCACAAAGCTGCTCAGTCCATTCAAGAATTTGGGCTTCAGTTGTTGTTTGAGTAACGGTCATTTGTAAGTCGTGGTTGATTACGTTTTAATCTTAATAAGATTATTAGATAATGTCAATAAGATTAAGGAATTGTTGTAAAAGCAAAAAAAGCCCCTAGTAGTGACAGGGGCTCATGGTGCAATTGAAGTCCATCCAATCGGCTTCTTCTTCTATTTCTTCAACTTTTTCAATCCTTATGTCTTTGTGATCTCCAGTTGTTGAAAGATCGTCAAGATCTTGTTTTGTGATTGTCTGAGTTGCTTTTGCTTTTTCTTCGATCTTTGTGATCTCGTTGCAAAGGACTTTTCTGATCTCAGGAGTTGAAGTTCCTTGTTCGCCTAAATAACCGATTGTTCTGTAAAGAGCTGTGATCATCTCTTGGTCGTAGTCGGTCAAATTGTTGTTCATTTGTGGTTGATTTGTTGAACAATTTAATCTTAATAAGATTAGGTCAATTTGTCAACTAC